GACCAAAATGAACCTCCTATGGTTACTACGATTTTTTATAATTACAATAAAGACACAAACCCCTAGCAGGCACCCATAATGAGGGACCACAGAAGTCCTCTGTACAATTTGGATTGGGAGCTTCTAAGTTTTTGCTATTATCATTATACACCTTTTTATCGAAATCGATTAACTTTTCTGGCTTATTTTTGTCTACATTTTGATATTTTAAAGAAGGTTCTACACCATGCACGAACTCTTGTAAATCACCGACAGCTTGCACACTGTATATGCCTGTTTCGTATGCCGCTTGTAACGCCATTGCTATAGAAAAGAAAGCATCTCCGTGACCCATTGGAGTCTCTGGAGCTTTTAGTTCATTATTGACTGATAGTATTTGTTCACGTTGTCTACTATCTTGAATTAAAAATAAATTTTCGGAATGTACATATTGTTCAAAAATGTGAGCCATGTTGTTTTTTGATTTCAAAGAAAATGATAAAGGGTGCCAAACTCTATTCAAACCTCTATCTTCTAACTCACCCCGTGTATTATCAATGTAACCTTTTGTAATATTAAAATTTTCTGCGGCTTCATTTAAATACTCAATTTGTTCTGAATAATCCCAGCCGTCTAACCATGATTGATGTATTTGTTCTACACGTTCCCCTATTCTTTTAAATACAACTAAATGTGATGGGTGTCTTTTTTTACCTACGTCAAATCCTGCAAACACATCTACATCTTCTGGAAAATCATATTTTTTAGTTGTAGGTAATGATCTCAAAGTTGCATCTTCACATTTTGTTATATCCTCAGAATCAAAATAAGCCTCTGTATTAAAATGTGGTTGTAGTAAAAACTCTGATGCAAATGACTTAGGTTTAGCTTTCTGTTGTTCTAACAACCATTCTTCACTATATAACTCTGGCATCAATACTCTTCTACCCGGTTCTGGGTCAAGTGCTGGCATCTTTCTTGTTACAAATCGATCATCTTTTTCTAATATAGTAAGTAAATCTCCGGGCATCATAGGTGTACCAACAATTACTACTGGCACTCCTTTATTAGGTATGAAAAGAGATTCAGTCAAAAAGTGGTCTTCAATCTTATTCATTTGTCCTAATGCAAGAGGGCTTTCAGGATCTTTCAAAATGTCGTCTGCAATTAATGCTCCATTAACGTGCATACCTCTTTTGAATGAAAACAATCCTCCGTGTAATATTTCTGCAGTACCACCATTACCTGTGTCATATCTAAATGTAAAATCAGCTTTTGGAGCTCTGTTAGTCATCATATCTTTCAATAAAGGATTACGGTTTACTTCTTTGTTTATTTCAGATATGTGATACTTAGCCATAGTATCACTATAAGATAAATATAATATATTCGCACTGCCTTGAATCTTTAAACTTCTCCAAATACTAAATGCATGTCCTAATATAGTAGATTTGAAGTGTGCTCTTGGTAATATGGCTAAATAATTAAGTCCATCTTCAATACACTTCTCTACTTCTTCGGTTAATTTACCTACATGCCATGCTTTAAAGTATTCAGGGTGTTCAAAACCTGCAGACCATATATCCCTAGTAAACTCCCAGAAACTGCCTACTTTGTATTTATTACTTTTTTGTAATCCCTCAGCTAATAGTTCAAAGGCTTTCTCATAAGTAGTTAAGTTATCCTTCTGATTCATGTTCCCCCATTTTTGCTTTTAATTTTACAGCAATCCTGTTAACTATGTCTTGATCTTCTATTTCATCTACTAAAATTTGTATTAAGTCCTGTACAAATGTTAAACTAACTAATCCTTTTGCAGTTTCTCTTTGTCCTTGTAGCCCAACCTCAGCAGCTTTTACAGCATCAAAAGCTCTTTCAAACTCTAAACCTTGTAATTCATTCATGGCTTTATCTTTTATTGAGCCATATAAATCAAAGTGTTGTTCTGTAAGTTTTGCTATATTGAGTGCTCCCCTATCTTGCATTTTCTCCATAGCTTTAGCTTGAGTTTGTGCTTTTTTTTCTTTCCAGTCATCTATCCGTATCCAAGCATAGATAGTTTGTTCACTCATAACAACTCTTTGTTCTGCACTTACTTGTTCAGCTATCTCTTTAGCAGAAAACTCATCAGTTAGGTATAATTTTAATGCTCGCTCTTTAGCGGCTTTTGGTAATTTTTTAGGCATTACATGTATGCAGCATTAGACCATCCTGTATCAGCGTTTCCTGATTCAATGCTTCCTCCGTGTGGGGTTCCATTAGATTGTAATAGTTTACTAAAATCCATTCCCCCTTTGTTTTTATTACCAGCAGCGTTAAAACATTCTGGTACTTTGTGTTTTACACCGCCTGTGGTAGTTATCTCTTTAAATTTTATACCTATCTCAGCTCTGCTACATACACCTCTTATCATTGCGTCTTTTGGACCAAGAGGTTTGTATTCGGGATTTTCTAATAAAGTTGCTATAGTTCGTTTAGCCCCTTCAGTTTGTACATTATGTATACATTTATAGTAGTCACACCACACAACCTTAGCGTATTTTGCTTTGAACTCTTCAGCAGTCATACCTTTGGGTAATTTATCTTCGACTTTATTATCTTTCGGTTTAGGTGTGTCATAAAAATATGTTTTATTTTTTTGACCTGTAGTTTTTTTATATCCTCTAGGTGCTGCCATTACTTTTCTCCTTCACTGAGTACAATGCGATACACGCGGCATCAGCATAATCTTGTTCTGGGAAATTGTCTCCCCACTTTTCTATTGCATATTTCATTATATCATCTTTCGTAGATTTACCACTACCTAATATGTTTTTCTTCCACGTTCCATTATCTACTAATTGTGATGATATGTCGCTTAAACAAATGGTTCCCCATACTGCTCCCACAACTTCAGATAAAATACGCACAACATTTCTGTTCTGTGCAAATATGGGTTCTTCAATTACAGCATAATCTACGGTGTCTATATTAATATCTTCTACTAAAATTTTAGCAAAGTTATCCATTAGTTCTGGAAATCTGTCTTTGAATACTTTTTTAGTGTCGCATTCAGCTTTATATGTCTTTATTAAATTTTCATCTTCATCCAGCACAACAACATGAATCGCCTTGCTAGACGTGTCTACCCCTACGTATTTCATAATTTTTATTGTAGAGGTATGTTTTCTTTAATAATCTGTCTAGATGATAATTTATCATACACTTTATCTTCTAGTGTGTCTCTTTTAAATACAGCTATAGTCGCTCCTACACCAACTGCAAGTGCTCCTACTACTGGTAAACTTTTTGCTATTCCTTTTGCTATATCTTTACTTGTCATAAGTCTCTCCTTTTGTTTATTCTCCTTCTAATATTTTCATGCCTAATGCGATTATACCGCCAATAGTTGCAGTGGATACCTCTGGCATCTCATGAAATAAGCCTACTACCGATAAAATTGTAAGGCATGCTATTGCTAGAAATATTTGTGGTCTAAATTTTCCCATATTAATTTGCTTCTCCTAATATTATTATACTAAGTTTTAATCAAATCTAGCAGTTCTTAAGGCTACAACTCTAGATATTGTGTTCCAACACTGTGTGTATAGTCTAAGTCTACCTTCTTCATATACTTTAGCTGCTTCCATCTCAGTTATTCTTTTAAACAAATCCCCTAAAAATTTATTAGTGCCCATAATAATTCCTCGTGCTTCGTCTCTAGTAGGTTTTTTACCTACAGCGTTTTGCATTACTTCTGCGAAAGCTACATTGTAACCTTCGTCAAATTGTGCTTTCATAGCACCAAGTTTCATTTCGTGAGTTGCTACCACTTGTTCTAATATAGCTTTGTTACCGCCATATACCGACATAAATATTGCTAACTCTTGATTATTAGCAGCAATTACATCAGCAAAGTCCAAGTCTTCATCTGCGTTTTGACTTATCTTAACCCAAGGCACTGGATGTTCTTTACGCTCTTGTTTGGCGTAATCTATGGCATTTTGATAAGACCATTTACTTGTCATTCTTTCCTCCTGTTTTTACATTTGCAATACCACATACCTGTACATGTTTCAGGTTCTGTAGTCATTGTCATTATTTTGTCACATCGTTTTAGTATATCTTGCCATACCTTTTCATCTCTGTCAACTTTAAATGCTTTTAAGTTTTGGTCATTTTTGTTTTCATACATAACCACACCGTAATCTCTGTCAGTTAAGTTAAGATATATCTGTAGTTGTATCATATGTTCGTGTTTTGGGGCTTCTTTAAGATCATGGAAGTCTTCATTTTTTATCGTTTTAAGCTCTAACAAAGCCTCTGAGTGTTTGTCATGTTTGATTATAAAGTCTATACGCCCTGATATAGGCGGGTTTTCATTTTTAACTGACACTTCATCATCAATGTATAACTCTGCTTTTTCAAGATATTTCTTCATTCGTCCCTCAAATGTGCCGCCATGATCAAATATTCTTTGTATGCGTGCATCTATAGAATCCCAATCAAGTAACCCGTTGTATGCCATATATAAATATTTATCGCATGGGTTACCAAATGAAGATGGGTAAAACTTACCCTTTGATGGAGGGCTATTTTTTCTACTTAATACATTATCTATAGACTTCAATAGCCATCTATCTTGATTTTTTGTTCGTTTTACAGTCTTAGTCTTACCTAAACTGTTTATAGCTTCAATTCCTGACATACTTTTGCCTTTATATCTTTATATGTTTTTTCTTTAATATGTACGATTTCATACCCAGCTTCTTGTAAATACTTATCTCGTAGTGCATCTCTTTTTGCAAAATGTCCAAATGGACCATCTGCTTCTATTATAACATCTATTTCAGTTACTATGAAATCAGGCACATATTTACCCACAGGCGTTTGCCATGTGTATCTTAATCCTAGTTCATCAAGCACGCGGGCTATCAGATTCTCCTGTAAGGTATGACTTTTTCGTGGCATCTATAAGCTCCTCGTATTCTTCGGGAGTTTCTTTGAACCATGAAACAAGTGCATTCATCCCTCTAAAATTTGATGTTTTATAATAATACATGGCACCTTTTTGTTCAATAATGCCTTCTTCTAAAGCTACTCTAACGTAAGTTTCAACCATATCTATACCCCCATCAAACTTAAATGGTATTATAGCTTGTTCAAACTTCTCTCCACCAAACTTGTCTTTTAATAATCTGGCGTTTATCTCAAACCCCATCCTATCTGACATATTCTTTGAACCGCTTTTACCCGGTTTAGTTAACCAAGAACCTCTAGTAAAATGCATACAACAGTGTGAAAAGTATTTTTGACCTTCTCCACCCGGCATTGTATCCATCATTTGTACATTACCCATGGTGCCTCTAGTTTGATTAATAGCTACAAAAGCCCCACCGTGTTTTAATTCAGGTATAAGTCTCATCAACATTTGATTCCAAGCTCTAGACTGCCATGCAATAGGGCTATGACCCACTCCATCTTCATGTGTAAAGATATCATTAGGCACTAAACCTGCTACACTGTCTAGAACTACTATGTCTGCCCCTGCTTGTAAAGAGTTTCTAGCAGCTTTGAATGCTTCTTCTGCTGTATCAGGGTCGTAAACTAACATTTCTTTAGTATTTAATCCACTCTTAGTCATCCAATCGTTATCCCATGACTTTTCTAAATCAATCCATACAGCTACCCCACCATCTTCTTGCACAGTTTTACATAGTTGTGATGCTATATAAGACTTGCCTGATGAAAATCCACCGAATAAAAGAGTAAATCTTTTTCTAGGTATACCACCGTGTGTAATTTTATCTAGTTGTGGAATATTAAAAGGTATCTTAGTGTACTCAAAAACTGTATCATCTCCAGTCGTAGCCTTTACTTTCTTATCATTTAATAAACTATTAAAGATATCTTTTGCTGAATCTTTCATATTAAATCTTCCTTTTTTTCTATATCTTTATTTATATTTCGTTTTTGTATTGCTTCTGCCCATGCCATGCATACTGCCCCACATTGAATTAACTCGTTGTATAAGTTATGTGTATCCTTTTCGTATACTTCTCTAGCTACTTCTCCAAACTCT